GATATACAAATATTCCGTTTGATGACGATGTATTGGAGGCTACAAGAAGAGGTATGAATTTTCAAAAAGCGCTTAGACAATCATATAAGGCTCCAAACAGTAGAGCCTTGCGGAAGTGTATGGTTAATGATCCATTAAGCGTATATATGTCTGATGTTCTTAATCTCTTTAGTGATGAAAATTGTAGACGTACTATTCTAACGCTACAACGAAGCTATGAAAGTGCTTGCCCATATACAGGTAAGCTTCATAATGCTAATGATTTTCGTAAGGCGATGAAGTTAAATACACCTCACTCTAAGGACATGTGGCAAAAACTAATTAAACGTTGTGGTGAACCTGGCATATTGCGGTGGCTACTAGGTGAGGATATTCGTGATATCGAGGATTGCGTAGATATGTACACAAAGCTCGATGCAAAATACCAAGATGTATTATGGGCAAAACGATTCAAATTGAAGAACTTCCACGATGAAGTTATCAAAATCTTCAATAAGCAAGAGTACGGCGACGTAATGCTTCCCGAAGTTCCACAGCTACAGGCAGATGTAAATGGCATGCATTTCATGATTCCGAAAACTGCAGCAGATTTAATGACTGCTGGCAAACGGTTAAAAAATTGCGTTGGATCATACCGAGATAGAGTCATGAAAGGGACTACCGCAATAGTATTAGTTACCGACAATGCTATGAAGCCAGTTGCGTGCCTAGAATTGGCCAATAAGGGTAAGAAGAAAGGCCGTCAAATGTTCGACTTAGTACAGGCGAAGCTCTTTGCTAATGAAAAACTAAAAAAGAACGCTCAGATTAATTCGACAGTCATGCAATGGGCTAATCAACTGGAAATTGAACCTCATACTATTGATGTGGATGCCACTGTTGTATAGGAGAATGATATGAAACTCACAAAATTAGAATTACTAAATTTTAAAGGCCTAAAATCCTTTACTATAAATCTTAGCGGTGATGTTATCATCCGCGGAGATAATGCTACCGGCAAGACAACCGTATTTGACTCTGTATGTTGGTTACTGTTCGGCAAGGACAGCTTAGATAGAGCCGACTTTGAGATTAAAACACTTGAAGCTGGCGAACCTATTCATAAAGTCAATCACGAAGTCACAGGCACTTTTACATTGGATGAAGGGGGCACTGTTGAATTAAAGCGCGTGTACCGGGAGAAGTACTCATCCCCTCGTGGTGGTGAAGTAACTATGACAGGTCATACGACAGACTACTTTGTTGATGGCGTTCCTAAAAAAGAAAAGGAATATAAGGAGATTGTAAACTCCTTAGTTGATGAAAATATTTTCAAATTAATTACTAATCCGTTGTACTTCAATGAAACATATTCCTGGCAGAACCGCAGAAAGCTATTACTGGAGATGTGCGGAGATATATCAGATGAGGATGTTATTGCAGAATATAGTGAACTAAAAGCATTGACTGATATCTTATCAGGTCATAGTGTAGACGATCATCGAAAGGTAGTAGCTGCTAAGAAAACCGCCATCAATAAAGAGCTGGATATGATTCCAGTTCGAATTGATGAGGCCTTGCGCGGTAAACCTACCATTGATACTCCTCGAGACGTTCTTATTCAGGAGATTAGCTTAGCAACTACAACGCTAGAAACTCTAGAGGCAGACAAAGCATTATTAGTGAATGGACATGCAGTTGTTGATACTAGAGCGGAACTTAGAGATGTACAACGTCGATTGATGGCTCGTGAAAGTGAACTGCAGATGGAATATAAAAAACAATCTGCATTAAAGTCGAATGAATACGATATGGTTGTATCTGAACTTAACAATCTATCCTCTAAGGTTGAGAACACTAAGCATCGTCTTGATACATCCAATAGGGATATTCAACATATCGAGAGCGTTATTAACGAGCTAATGCATCAACGTCAGCAGGTTAATGCGGATGCATTTGTAATGGATATCGATGAGAATTGTCCAACCTGCAGACAAAAACTTCCTGCAGAGCAAATTCAATCTGCACGTGAAAAAGCTGAAACGAATTTTAACCTTAGAAAATCTAAGCGATTAGAAGAAATCAATCAGTCTATTGAACTGAAGCAACAAGACATTGAGAATATTAAAAAGAGAGATGCCAGCTTAGAGCCTATTGAAACATTAGAGGCCCTTATTAAGGCGAAAGAACTCGTCAAACAAACAATAACTGATGAGATTGGAATGCTAACAGCGCCGGTGCTTGATGATGATTCTATATATGCTGATTTAAAAGCAGAAGAGTTTATGTTGCAGATGAAACTCGATGAATCTAACACTGATCACTCTGAAGAAATTGCAGACATAGACAAACGTATTGCTACAACGAAAGAACATCGCTTTAACCTTGAAACTGAATTGAATAAATACGAAGAGGCTAAGCGGATTGATACTCGTGTAGCGGAACTAGAAAGTCAGCAGGCTGAATTAGCAGCAGAAAAATCAAAGCTCGATGAAGCATCTTATTTGATGGATGAATTCATTAAAGCAAAAGTGAATATGCTAGAGGATGTCATTAACTCGAGATTCAAACTAGCGCGATTCAAGATGTTTAATGTTATGTTGAACGGCAACGTTGAGGAATGTTGCGAAACCACCTATAAAGGGGTTCCGTATCGCAGCATGAATAACGCTGCACGTATTAATGTAGGCCTTGATATCATTAACGCACTAACTAGCTATTTCAAAGTAAACGCTCCGGTGTTTATTGATAACGCTGAAGCGGTGACTGAGTTTGTTCCTGTAAATAGTCAAACCATTAAGCTCATTGTTGATGAATCAGAACCACAATTAGTGGTTAAGGAGGTGTAGATATGGACGAATTGCAAGTTTTCAATAACATTTCTTTTGGGCAAGTTAGAGTCCAGGAGTTAGACAATGAAGTATGGTTTGTAGCAAAAGATGTATGCGAATGTTTAGGGATTAATGATACGTCTAAAGCTGTAGGGCGTTTAGATGAAGATGAAAAGGGTACGAATTCAATTCCTACCCCTGGAGGCAATCAGAATTTATTGACTGTAAATGAATATGGGTTATATAGCCTGGTGCTTTCAAGTCGAAAACCTGAAGCCAAAGAATTCAAGCGTTGGATTACGCATGATGTAATCCCTGCTATTAGAAAAACCGGTTCTTATTCTATTGTAATTCCGCAGACATTGCCTGAAGCCCTTAGAGCGTATGCTGATGAGGTAGAATCACATAATGCAACGAAAGCAATTGTAGCACAACAAGAACAGCAGATTGCGGAGTTTAAACCGGTTAAGGATTACGTAGATAAAATTCTCTCAAGTAAATCCTGTTTAGCGATTACTCAAATTGCAGCTGACTATGGCCTTAGTGCTCAAGAGTTAAATAAAATTTTGCATGAAGCTGGTCTACAACGTAAGGTCGGTGATCAATGGATTCTGTACAAGCAACATATGGCTAAAGGTTTTACTAAATCAGAAACCTTTACATTCTGCAGAAGTGATGGTCGCTTAGATTCAAAAATCACGACTAAGTGGACGCAAAAAGGGCGCTTAGAAATTCATAGTATCTTAACTAAATTAAACATACACGCTGTATGTGAAGACGTAGCATAGGAGGCACACAATGGCAAATGAAGTAGTAACAAGAAGCAATACTAATCTACCTGGTTTTCAATCTGCAGAGGGGTTTGAATTGCTACAACGACAAGCAAAAATGTTTACACATTCCACGCTAGTTCCGCAACAATTTCAAGGGGAACAGAATATGGGGAACGCTATTATCGCTTTGGAAATGGCAACGCGAATGAACGCTAGCCCATTAATGGTGATGCAAAACTTATATATCGTATATGGCAATCCTGGTTGGTCCTCTAAATTTTTAATTGCCACGTTTAATCAATGTGGGCGGTTTGAAGCTATTAAATATAGACCAACTGGAGAAAGAGGAACCGATAGCCAAGGCATTGTCGCTTATACTCGAGAAAAAGGGAGCGATGAAATTATAGCGGGCCCTGAAGTAACTATCGCACTAGCAAAGCAAGAAGGTTGGTACGATAAAAAAGGTAGTAAATGGAAAACGATGCCGGACCAAATGTTACGCTACAGGGCAGCAGCTTGGTTAATTAGAACTACAGCCCCGGAAATTAGTATGGGACTACAGACTGCAGATGAAATTATCGATGTTGAAGGCAAGGTTGTTGATACTGCAGATGTGGTTGCAGAAACAATAGAGAAGAATGCCAATAGCGAAGTAATCGACATTGAGCCTACTCCCACAAATGAATTCGTAGATCCTGAAACAGGCGAAGTCGTCAATATGTTTGGTGATTAATTGTGATTAGTATTCAAGCATTCGGTAGTAGCTCAAAAGGGAACTGCTACCGAATCAAAACCTCAACTAATGGGGATGAATTATTACTAGATGCAGGGTTAGCATTTAAAGACATACAGCGGTATTGTCGATTTAATTTTGTGCATCTATGCGGTGTATTAGTGACTCATCAACATGGCGACCATTGCAAGGCCGTACCTGACTTATTAAAACTCGGACATCGCGTGTACATGCTAAAAGACACGGCTGAGGCTATCTATGTTGCCGGACATCATAAAGTGGTTTATATAACGCCTAAGATTCAATTTTCTGTTGGTAATTTTACTATCTTACCATTCGAATTAGAGCATGATGTTCCGAATGTTGGGTTTTTAATTTCCGATGGTGAAGAGAAACTCTTATATATTACCGACACCTATTATTGCCGGTACACATTTAAAGATGTGAATCATATCATGGTCGAGTGTAATCATTCATATGAAATCCTAAACCAACGCGTTGACGATGGATGCCTACATGAGAAACGCATGGAACGATTAATTCGATCCCATTTTTCGTTAGAGAATGTTATTAAATTTCTAAAGTCTATGGACCTTACTAAGTGCCAGGACATTCGATTACTTCATTTATCTGATGAAAACTCCGATGCAGCTATGTTTAAACAAGCTGTTGAAGCCGCTACTGGTAAATATGTAGTCGTAGAACAAGAAAGGAGTCCATTATGATTGTTAAATCTATTCAAATTACAGATAACGATATCAATATTGCCTATCAGAAACCATCTGCTACAGGCTTGACAGATGTCTTTACCATTAAATCTAAAGATGATCCACGACCTGAACTTATGCAAGCTTTCAGCCGGCTACAGGCTATTATGAAAAAGAACTTTGAATTCCTGGAGGAGTTTAACATCCCGTTTGTCGTACGGTCATTCAAGTTTAAATATGGCGTTATCGAGGATGTGGTAGATAAAGTCCTCATTGAAGGCATTATACAAGATGCAAACTCTACTGATGAACTGAAATTCAAGACTGATTGGTTGTCGGTAGAGTATGCAGATCGTACATTTGCTATTTCAGTGCAAGACTTAATTGATGAATGTGTAAAGTTTATCATGGGGAACCGAGCCCAGGATAGTTTGTTTATAGATGAGGAATAATGAATGGCCAAGGACGTGTATTACTTCAGCCACGATGTTAATGCGAGCAATGATCCTAAAATCGTAGCAATGGAGTCAGAGTTTGGGGTTATTTCATATGCCTGGTGGTGGAAATTAATTGAAAAACTGGCTTCATCTGAGGACTATAGACTGCCTTTTAAAAAATATACCTTTATTGCTCTTGATAAAGAATTAGGAATTTTGAACGAAAATGAACGACCGTTGAACGAAAATGAACGACCGTTGAACGAAAATGAACGTACTTTTTTTTGTTCAAATAAGTCATTTTTGTTTGTAAATTCGTTAATTAATGATTTTGAATTGCTCGAATGTGATGACGAGTATTTTTGGTCTCCTAGTTTAATTCGTAGACAAGAAGAGCGAAGAAGTAAATTTGAAAAAAAGCAGGAGCAGCGTAGGCTCGCAGGCATTAAAAGTGGTGAAGCTCGTAGAAAAAAAGAACAAAATCGAACGGTCGTTCAACGAACTTCAACGGTCGTTGAACAAAACGAACAAAAGGAAAGGAAAGGAAAGGAAATTAATAATATAGAGAGAGATACGCGCGCGCGTGAAGATGAAAATCCTCTATCTATGTTTGACGATGATGAAGTAAAAAATAAACCCATTTATGATTTGTACATGAAAGCAATCGGAGATGTATCACCTGTCATTAAAGACCGGTTAGATGATCTGGTTGAGTCTTATGGCAAAGAACGAGTCATTGTGGCTATTAATACAACAGCTGATAATGGCGGTAATAGTATCAAGTATGTTGAAACTGTCACGGCAGGGAATCTAAAGAAGGAGGTGCAAAAAGATTTTGGAGCAAGTAAACATAACGGAAATGCTAGAAACGTTTCTCGAAAAAAGGAAGAAGTCGACTGGCAAGCAGAATACGAGAGAGTCCATGGTAAAGGATGAGTTCTTTTATCCTGTTTATGATAAGCCTGTAGTGATTAAGAGTGATGTCAATGGAGACTATGCTGCTGTTGGTATCCCTCGGCGATACTATGACATGGATTTTGAGTGGTTACGTAAGTATGGCAGCTTTCCTAAAGAAAATTCAGAAGCATATGCTGTAGTAAAACATTATGTGGATAACCTAGAGGCAAATCTTAAAAGTGGCAAAGGATTGATTTTAAGGGGCCCTGCTGGCACTGGAAAGACTTCTATAGCAGTTAGTATTCTGAAAGAGGTTCTAGCGCTAAACCGGGGCTGTATGATGATTTCTATGCCTAGTCTATTGGACATTATGCTCACATTATCTAAGGGTGATAGAGTTGCGTTTTTAAATTATGAACAAAAGCTCAGGAATATTCCGCTGTTGCTGTTAGATGATTTTGGAGCGGAGTATTCTAAATCTGATTGGGTGCACACAAAAGTTGAAAGCATTATTATTGGCCGATACCATGATATGAAGCCAGTTATACTGACGACTAATTATAATAACGACCAAACAAAAGACCATTATAGCGAAAGCGTGATTGATAGATTACGTGGCAAAGATTATGAAGAGGCTATATTTTGGGGAGACTCGCACAGATGAAGATTATCCTACGTTGTCAGTTTCGGTTTAGAAAGAAAACACATGATAGGTTCCCTACGTTGAACGAGTACATTGACTGTGAGAGAGGTTCAACAATTGCTGCGGCAGCAATGAAGAAAAAATGCACAGAGCAGGTAAGGGTGCAATGCATCGAGCAAAGCATACCTCCTGTTGCTGGCAAAGTAGACTTATTGTTTGAATGGCATTCATCAACTAGACATGATCCGGATAATGTGGCTTTTGCCAAGAAGTTTATTTTAGATGGACTGCAATTAGCTGGTGTACTAGAAAACGATAACAGGAAATTCATAGGAACAATGGCCGATGAAATCATAACGGATACAGAAAATTATGTAATTCTACATATTTCAGAGCATATGAGTATATTCCTGTAGTAATAAAGGCCTCTAGGATTAAAATATTGGCGCCTAGACGGCGTTTAAAAATATTATGCAATAAAAACCATTACGAGCTATTTTTAAATGAACGGAGAGCGAATGAGGAAAAGATTAGTATATGTGGCTCACCCTTATGGTGGGAAGAAGAGCAATAAAGAAAAGATAGATACGATTATGAGTGAGTTGGTTTTAAGTGATACAAATCACGATTATGTATCGCCGATTCACAATTACGGATTTATGTATTTAACTGGTGATGATTACCAGAAGGGCTTAGACATATGTTTAGGCCTACTCAATCATTGTGATGTGTTAATATTGTGTCCTGGTTGGAAAAATAGCCGGGGGTGCAATGGTGAGTACGAATATGCTCAAAAGCATGGTAAGGCGATATTCACGTTAGATGAATGGAAATCCATGAACATAATTTAATTTTTGGTTAGATACTTCTTTTGAAGTTGGTAAACACACAATTCGGACTAAACTACAAATGTAAAAGGGGGAGATGTATTTGAATGAATACGAAATTGAAAAAATTACTAGGTTAGCCACTGAGGTGGCCACTAAAACCTACTATGAATTAGCAAAGCAAGAAAATGCACAGCTAGGTCGTAAACTTCGACACAACACGATCAAGCTGCTTAAGCATTATAGTCAGTTACAGTCATACGTAGACAATGCTATCACGGATTCGACACAAGCCGAGGATATATGGCTCAATGAACTGTTAATTGATATGTTTGACGATAAAAGCATTGTGAAAGTGAATGCGATTGTTAAAAGCAAAGAAAAAACAGCATTGATGATGCGCCATGTAAATAACATGTTAGATATCTATGCTGAGAAGTGCAACACAAAACAGTTTAAGTATTGTGAGTGTATGCGCAGGTATTATATTGATGGAGAAACCTTAGAAGAGATTGCTGAATCATTTCCTGAAAAGCCTGATGTGCGAACCATTCATAGGTACATCGCTAGAGGTATTGAAGAGCTATCAGTACTCTTATGGGGTGTAATTGGACTAAACACGAAATTGTCATAAAATTGTCGTGGACATGTCATTCTTGACAATTTATAATGATAGTGTGAGTTAATAGGTAAACAAATACTCTCTCTCAACGACACAGTGAAACCTAGAACACTAAAGCAAAAGACCACTTAATCTATAACGATTAGGTGGTCTTTTTATATGCAAATTTGGGAAGGTGAGGTGAATGCGATTGACTGATGTATATTGTGAAAAGAGAAGATGCCTAAATAATGTTAAAGGTTGGTGCAAGGCTAATGGAATTCATATTGATCATATGTGTAAATCGTATGCGCCGTCACATTCGTTAGTAAAAACAAAAACCGCAAAGGTACATAAGGAATGCGGGAAGTATAAACAAAATAAAGGGGTTCTGAAGTAGCTAGGAGGTGAGATAGTGGCTGCATTACAAAATAAACGACATGAAAAGTTTTGTCATGAGTACATCAAGGATATGAATGCGACACAGGCCGCTATTCGCACTGGTTACTCTGAAAAAACAGCCAAGATGCAAGGTAGTCGATTGATGACTAATGATGACATCAAATTAAGGGTTGCTGAGTTACGAGAGGCTTATTTAGACGAAAACATCATGACTGCTAAACAGGTTGAGTATGAGTTAACAAGAATTGCCCTAGGGCTCTCAAATGAAAAGCACGTCGTTATCGAAGGTACAGGCGACGGATACTCCGAAGCTCGAATTATCGATAAACCACCTGACGAGAAGTCAAGACTGAAAGCACTGGAGCTAATGGCTAAACGCCATAGAATACTTAGCGGTGATACAACTATCGATATTAAGCCTGTAATCATCGTAGGTGGTGACGATATTGCAGACTAACAGAGTGTACTTGCCTGATATCGTAGGTAAGGGATACGGTGTTTTTTGGCGGTTCAAAGGGCGCTATAAAGTAGTCAAGGGTAGTCGTGCCAGTAAGAAGTCCTCTACGCAGTCTCTAAAAGTCATTATGGAGATAATGGAGAACCCTTGTATAAACTGGCTAGTCGTTCGTAAGACAGAACGGACTTTGCGTGACAGTTGTTTCGCGCAGCTTAAATGGGCTATGCGCCAGTTGAAAGTGGAGCGTTATTTTAAATGTTCCGTATCGCCACTTGAAATAACGTACATTCCGACCGGCCAGAAAATCCTATTTCGTGGTCTCGATGATCCTTTAAAGGTTACATCCATTACTGTAGAAGTTGGTGCACTGTGTAGGCTATGGATTGAAGAAGCTTATGAGATTATGAGTGAAGATGCATTCAACAGACTGGATGAATCTATTCGTGGTCAGTTACCCAAAGGGATGTATCACCAGGTAGTATTAACCTTTAACCCGTGGTCTGATAGGCACTGGTTAAAGAAACGCTTCTTTGATGAACCTAGCAAAAACGTGCTAGCCATGACTACGAATTACCTGTGTAACGAGTTCTTGAGTGACTCTGACTTAGTACTGTTCGAGGAGATGAAAAAGAACCCTAAGCGGTACCAAGTAGCAGGGCTCGGCAACTGGGGCGTTGTTGAGGGGCTGGTTTATGAAAACTGGAAAGAACAAGAGTTCAGTATTGATGAAATACGCAAGTTACCAGGGGTCAAAGCTATATTCGGATTGGATTTTGGTTATACTACAGACCCGACAGCTCTCTTCTGTGGTGTCGTTGATTCTGCAGAACGACGACTGTATGTGTTCGATGAGCTCTACGAACACGCTCTCACTAACAGTGCAATAGCTGAACGAGTAAAGCGTTTGGGATATGCGAAAGAGACTATTATTGCTGATTGTGCCGAGCCTAAAAGCATAGCCGAGTTAAGAGGATTTGGATTGACTCGAACTCGGGCATCTAAAAAAGGTGCAGATAGTATTCTGAATGGTATACAGCGCATCCAGGATTATGAAATTATAGTGCACCCTAGATGTGTTAACTTTCTTACAGAAATCAGCCAATACCAATGGGGGAAAGATAGATTTGGTAAGTATACAGGCAAGCCTGAAGATGAAAATAACCATTTAATGGATGCTATGAGGTATGCATTTGAGAAATTTGCTGTGGTTAAATCCATCAATTCTGATATTTATTAGGAGGAACTTCATTATATGTTTATTACAAACGAACAGAAGTATGCATACCAGTTATTACATGATGCGTACTATGGGTCCGGGTTATTCTCTTTAGGTCGTGGTTTAAAACAGCATCCAAGAGAAAGCATAGACAATTATAATTTCCGTAAAAAGTTATCAAGCTATTCTAATCATACAGCAGCGATTATTAATGCGAATGTAGATCCTATCTTTAATGATGAAATTCGAAGAGAGTATAAAGAAACGGCTAAATTCAAAGTGTTTTTAAAAGATGCAGATCGATTAGGTACATCATTACAAGAATACATTCAGCAACAAGCTTTGATTGCCAAAATGTATGGTGTTGTGTATGTCATTGTTAACAATGAAGCAGAATTTGGTGAAAGTTTGGCTGATAATGTACGTGATAGACGGTTGCCGTATTTAACTTCAGTTGAACCTAGTGATGTGACTGGTTGGAAACTGGATGACAAAGGTCGAATAATTAGATTCGAATATAGAACGATTATTACTGATGATAATGGAGGTAGTTCAACAGTATATTATGAATGGACAGATACAAAATGGACTATTCGTGATAAAGGGCGAGGCATTATTAATGAAGGTGAACATGGGTTAGGACGTGTCCCTGTAGTGCAATGGTTTGGCCGTAGCACTAAGAAAACAACTATATTACCGCATCCAGAGTTCTATTCGTTAGCACAAAAGAACTATAGGGTCTATCATCTTGATAGTTTATTGACACAAATTTTGAACTCTCAAACATTTTCTACTTTAACCATGCCATCCGATGAAGGAATAGAAGACTTAACATTGGGCGTTAACAACGTATTACTATATCCATCAGAGGCTAGTCATCCTCCTGCTTTTATTGCTCCAGATAATGGGCCGGCACAAATTATCATGCAAGAAAAGGAAGCTGAAATTAAAGAAATGTACCGCATAGGTGGTGTTGATTCTGTAGTAGGGGTTCAGCAGGAAAAATCAGGGGTTGCTAAACAGTGGGCATTCAAAAGAACAAATCAACGACTAGCAAACTTCGCTGTACAGTGTGAAAATGCAGAGAAAGCCATTATTGCATTATATGAATTGTGGACTGGCGAGCAGTTGAATTATAAATGCGAATATCCAAGGGACTTTGACATTAATGATGTAGCTGATTGCTTATCTCAAGGACAGCAAGCCCTTGATTTAGGGTTTAAATCTAAAACATATTATGTTGAAGTACTTAAACGCATCCTTGATGGATATATGCCTAATATTGACGGTAATGTGTATGATGCTATTGTTAAAGAAGTGGAGGCTACTGCACAGCAAGAAGTATTAGATGACATGTATTCAAATGGAGAAAATCCGGATGAGAACAGTGAGCGACTAGATGAATAAGCATACCGAACGTGTCATACGCGATATAATTGATGAATTTGAAGCCGAAGTACGTCGATTGTTAGACGAAGGGCACACGCCTAAATATGCTGTTAAAGAAGCATATAAAAAATATCCTGTAATGGAAGCAATGAAAGAACCGTTAATCGATGAGTTGGTTGAGGAGTGTGCTAGGGGATATGGTGTAGACATAGGTGTAACCAGTGATACAGCTAAAAGTGCAATAATCGCAGGCATGCCATATAAATTACAAACCATTTCAAAGGCAATGCAAAAGGCATGGGCACCTGATGGATTAAACTTATCTGATAGGCTACATAATGCATCAGGTACCGTAAAACGTGAAGTTATTACTACGATTCAAGATGCTATGTCTAAAGGAAATAGTACGATTGAAACCGCAAAAGCTTTATTTGATGGTTACGGTAGTGAAACTATTATTTCAAAAGCTGATATACCAATATTCATAAAACGTATTAATCGATTAAGTATCGTGCTTCCTACAGATAAGATGGGGCGTGATGTTGTAAAACATCAAATCAGAAAAGTACGATATTTAATTGAACAACGCACAACACCTGGGATGAGGGCTGCATATAGCGAACTGATGGATGTAATCGAGAAAGGAAATGCCGCAGCCGTTAATCGTGCGGTGTACGTTGCAACTCAAGAAAAGGCAAGATATCATGCAGAGCGCATTGCGCGGACAGAACGAGCGAGGGCATATGCTGAGGGGGAAATTGCAAGGCATTTAGATGATCCTGATGTGGTAGCCTTTCGGTGGCGAATGAGTTCGAGGCACCCTATTGTCGATATTTGCGATGTATACGCTAACGCAGACTTATATGGGTTAGGCCGTGGAGTGTATCCAAAGGATAAGTTCCCACATTTGCCAGCACATCCACATTGCCTTTGTCGCATTATGCCAGTTATCGATGGCATGATTAATAATACTGTTGCGAAGACTAATGTAGAAGCCGGCGGATTGTCATATTTAAAGACGTTGAATAAAACAGAACAAGAACAAATATTAGGGGTAAATGGACGCAACTTAGTAATGAATGGGCATATATCGTGGACTGAAAAAGCTAGGGGGTGGAGTGGAGATGTTTTTAAACGCAGACTCCCGGTGATTGAGAGTCTAAAAGACTACGTAAAAGATGGTAAAGTTCGTGTCGAAGAAATCTCAAAACGGAAAGATGGCGAAATTAAAGAAGATGTCAAAGCTCGCATTATAGACTATATTAATTCTCCATATTTTAATAAATCATATGTAGCTCGGCAGAGCATGCATGTAAAAGATGGTAAGCTATATGATGCCTCAAAAAATAAAAGCTATTACGATGTCGAACCATCACATTCTGATGTATTGAAGGCAATAAGAGTTGGAGCGAATAATGGAGGAATAGGGTTTACACGTAATGGCGATTGGAACCATAAAATACTAGTTGATATATACCCACATATTGGGTATGATGTACATGAAGAGACAGGAGCAAAACGGAGTACTAGCTTTGCGACTGTGCATGTATCTAATAAAGGCATTCATATAGTACCGAAGGGAAGTGAACGAAAATGACAGAAAAAGAATTGCGTAGACGATACGATGAAATCAAGTCAGAAAATATTGAAGTCATATTCGTTGATGGAGATACTATGAAAGGCAAATTATTGGGTTATACATCTAGCGTAAATAATGAGCCAGACGAAGCGTCTATAGATGTTGGTGAATATGAATTATTTGCTAGTGAAATAGCTGGGATTCGAGAAATTTAATAATTTATAATAGGTGATCTAGCACTTGCATAAGCAAGTGCTTTTTTTGTTGCCTTTTTAGTATTGCAGGCGTAAAAGAACAAGACCGCGGTCGTGAGGTGTGGCTCACGAAAATAAAGCGAAGAGGGAAAGTTTATTTTACAGGAGGTCATACAGATGACAAAAGAGGAACTAATTAAGTTAGGGTTAACGGAGGAACAAGCAGAGGCAGTGACTAAGGATTATGGTGAAAACTACGTTTCCAAGAGTCAATTTAATGCCAAGAATGATGAGGCGAAAGCAGCAAAAGCGGCAAAAGAAGTCGCCGACCGTGAGCTTGCTGATGCGCAAGGCAAGCTAGAAAAAATCACCTCTACAGGGATTAAAGATGATGCAGGTATTGTAGCTATGCAGCAACGAATTAAAACCCTGGAGGATTCTGTAGAGGCCGAGCGTAAAGCAAGAGAAAATGCTGATGCACAACGTGTACAGTCTGAAATTTCTGCAGCCGTGGTTGATTCTTTGACGAAGCGTAACGCTATGGATCCTAAGGAATTTTCAAAGCTGATTGTTGGTAACATCAAAGTCAACGAAGATGGTACTTATGGATATATTAAGTCTGATGGTACTAGTGGAACTGTTGACGATTGTGTAGATGAATGGCTAAAAGGTAAAGATTATGCAATTAAAGATGTACAAAAACGCGGGAGCGGTTCAGGCACAAGCGGTGCAGGAAGCAACGATTCTGGCAGTAATAAGCCAGTAGGTTTAAAGGGGGCCGTAGCGGCTGCTATTGAAGCCCAATAAATTTTATAAATTCTAATAACGGAGGAATAAACTAATGCCAATTACATTAGCTGAAGCAAAACTTAACGTACAAGACGATTTACAAATGGGAGTTATTGATGAATTCCGTAAATCGTCTTTTTTATTTGAAAACTTAACATTTGATGATGCTGTATCTCCTACTGGCGGTGGCGGTACTTTAACCTATGGTTATACTCGATTATTAACACAACCAACTGCAGATTTCCGTGATATTAATGCTGAATACACACCTCAAAGTGTAACTCGTAAACGTCATACTGTTGATTTGAAAGTATTTGGCGGATCCTTTGAAATCGACCGTGTAATCGCTAAAATGGGCGGTATTGTTGATGAAGTAACATTACAAATCGAGCAAAAGGTCAAGGCTGCAACTGCATTGTTTAATGACACAGTTATTAATGGCGATACTGGTACCAACGCTAAAGCATTTGATGGTTTAGACAAGGCGCTTTTAGGTTCTTCTACTGAATATACACCTACAGCAGCTATCGATTTGTCTGATAGTGGTGCTGTTGATGCAAACTACAAGACATTCTTAGACCAACTCGATGAATTCCTTTTAGGCTTGGATGGCGCACCATCTGCCATTATGGGTAACTCTAAATTGATTGCTAAAATTCGAGCAGTAGCTAGACGTTCTGCGATGTACTCTACTCAATTAAATGAATTCGGACAACAAGTTGAATATTACGGCATTACACCATTAGTTGACCTTGGCACCAAAGCTGGTAGTAATGATCCTGTAGTAGGTATTAATGGTCAAGGTGAAACTTCTTTATATGTCGCACGCCTTGGCCTCGATGGTTTCCACGGCGTATCTCTTGCGGGCGATAATGTGGTTAACTTATGGCTCCCTGACTTCACTTCTTCCGGAGCTGTAAAAAAAGGCGAGGTCGAAATGGTTGCCGCGGTTGCATTAAAAGCATCTAAAGCTGCAGGTGTATTCCGCAAAATTAAAGTTAAATAAGGAGGCCCAATATGCCGATTATAAAATCTCCAGTGTCTGATTATACAGGACAAACTGGCAATGTTACTTTTGTTAATGGTGAAGGATTTACTGAAGATGCTAATCATATTGCGTGGTTTGTAGAACATGGATATGAAATTGTAACGGAGGATACTGAACCACCTGCAGATACTGAACCACCTGCAGATACTGAACCACCTGCAGATACTGAACCACCTGAAAAGCCTACAAAAGGCAGTAAAGGTGGTAGTAAAAAATAAGCACCGGTGAATAGCCAGGATATTTTCAACAAGCGTATTTGTCAGGCAGTAAAAGCGAGTACTATTGAAGTTCGAGATACTGCACAGGAAAAACATAGATTTACCTCGAGAACAGGGAATTTAGAAAAGGCTGTTGATTATCGAATTTCTAATAGTGGAATGCAAGGGGTTGTATTTATTGATAGTGATGTCGCTAAATACGGCCCTTTTGTACATGCAGGGACACCAGCACATGTAATTCGGCCGCATTTTAAAAAGATATTGAGATTCGTACCACAAGGCGGTAATAGATTTATATTTGCTAGGAAAGTGGTTCACCCTGGGACTGCCCCAGATCCATTTTTGTATGAAGCGTTGCAGAATAATGTCTCAAATATTACTAGTATTTTTTCCAGATATACCGGTATTGCACTAGATGATGTGGCACAAGGGCTAGTAAAAGATGAGATTACGCTAAGTTTTGAAATATAAGGAGTACTGTATGCTATATAATTTTGAAGATATGGCTGACCTACTAGGGGATGAATTGCTAACGCAAGAGGTAACAGAGCCCGCTGTATCCAAAGCAGAACAATGGCTATATGTACTTGCGGATAGATTAGGTGTGTCAAAGGATAAAGTTATACGTAGTTTTACTATCGATGAATTAGTCCTCGCATATGTCTATCGAGAAGTCTGCGTTAATAAATCGTATGCTTTACCAGGAAGTTATACTAGTAATGGTTCGACGGATGACTTTTATTCTAAAAAATTAGAATACTATGAAGCTCGTATTAAGTTATTGGAATCGCGAATAACACCAGAGCAGCTTACAGGTAACCCTACAGAGTACAAAGGATATCGTTCTGTTGAAATCTATAGGGGGTAATATGTGGTTTGAGTTAATGAAACATATTAAAGATATCATTGTTAGCTCCGGATATGATTTTAATGTTATATTAGGCGCTATGCGCCCACAGGCTGCTAAGATTGATAGTCATGGAGTTATTATGGTTATTCGAGGAGAAACGATGCCAGGAGATAACTCTGTGCAATCTGAAATGCAACAGGAATTGTTTATTGAAGTTTGGGGACGGAATGATGACCCGGACCTATCAGTTGGATACGAACTAATAGCAAATCTAGAAACAAAACTTGAAAAAATCATGACTAAGCTGCGTGATGATTGTGGATGTTTAAATCCCAATATATGTATCTTGCAAGATAGCGGTTATCAAATCATCGATATTAAATGTACAAGTAAAGTAGGCGACCATGATTCAGTACGGCCATTGATTGGCACACAGTACAGGTTTGTGGCTCGCCTTATTAATTTAAATGAAGAAATAAACGGAGGTATCTACTAATGCCAGCTCAACCAGCTACAGCGAAAAAACTTTATAAACCGCAACAGGCTGCAATGCCTACTGCCGGTAAAAATTATTTGGTCTATGTTAATGTTGGCACCGATGAAACAACAGGTGCTGAATGGCTTTTGTTAGGCGGACAGCGTACAAGTGATGTATCTCGTAAGGCTGATAGCATCGATGCATCTCATAAAGGCACTGACGGCTGGAAGGCTACAATCCCAGGCCTTAAAGAGTGGTCCATCGACCTTGAAACGTTGCTTATGCCTAATGAAGAATCGTTGAAATTGTTAGATGAAGCTTTCTTGAATGATGATCTTATCAATATTAAAATTGAATATCCTAACAAATCATATATGACAGGTACTTGCTCCATCACAGAATTGTCTATGAACACACCACATGACGATGTGGCAACGTATAAAGGCAGCTTGAATGGCGTAGGTCCATTGTCCAAATTAAAACAACCATAATTTATAGTTAATTTAAGGAGTGTGCACTCATGAAAAAAATCACATGTGATGTATTTAATACTGGCGAAACAATTTATTTTACGATTGGTCGAATTGCTGAACTTGAACAGTTATGGGGTGAACCTATTTTTAAAGCAGTTCAAGCTGGGGCAATGACATTCCAACAATTAATCACTGCATTTGTTGTCGGAATGAAGCACGAAGGTCGTAAACGCGATTATATTTACTACCAAGAAAAGCTACAACAATTATTCGATGAAGGCGAGGTTCAATATTTAGAACTTGTACAGTTAATTGTAAAAGCATTAATCGGTAGTGGTGTATTTGGTAAGGCTGCGTACTATGCATCATTCCCTGAAGAAGCTGACGAAAAAGCACAATCTGAGGTAGAAGCAGAGGAAGCAGAAGCAAAAAACTAGAAGGGGGCTATACAGCCCCCTCTTTTAATTTATGGATAACAAAGGCCGAGCGTATGGCGTATGGTCCACTCAATTTGAAGCCTTGGGAGTTTAAGAGACTAAGCCCTATGGAATATTACAAACTGGTGGAAGGGTACGAATTGCGAATGGAGATTGAGGACCGTAGACAGGCTTATTTTACATGCATAATGACAAACGTTCATATTGCTGGCAATAAGCGATTAAAAGTTGAGGACATCATGAAGCAATTACACCCTATGACGTTGGCGCAACGCAAAACAGAGGAAAAGTTATTCATGGAAGAATTCAGACAGGCGGGAGGTGAGATATAAGAAAATGGCAGATTCACAAATCAATGTTCGCATAGTTGGTTCATCTAGTGGTGCGGAACAAGCACTTGAAAGGGTGGCTAAGAAAGCGGAAAATGCACTAGGAAAAGACGTTACTGCTTCAATGGAAGCTGTTAAAAGTAAAGCACAGAAGATCTTCGGAGTAGAAATTCCTAGTATCATGAACGCTGCCAAAAGTGGTGCTGCATTTGGTGCTGCAGCAATAGGGATTGAAGCTGCAGGGCGAGCCATGAAAGATATGGCAGTTAGTGCTATTCAAACCACCGACCAACTTACACAAATTAAGGCACGTATCAATCTAATTAATGACGGCAGTCAGTCTACTGCTGAAATTATGGACAAGATTTATAGTGCAGCTAACCGTTCTCGTGGTAGCTATTTAGATATGGCCGACAGTGTGGCTAAGTTGAACATGCTTGCAAAAGACGCTTTTTCATCTAATGACGAAGCAATCTATTTTGTTGAACAGTTGAATAAACAGTTCAAGATCTCCGGTGCTAGCGTTGAAGAAACAACATCAGCTATGTACCAGTTAACGCAAGCAATGGCAGCTGGTAAGCTACAAGGGGACGAATTCCACTCAATTATGGAAAACGCTCCGATGTTGGCACAATCTATTGCCAGTGAAATGGGCTTGACTGTAGGTCAATTAAAGGAAATGAGTTCGCAAGGGCTCATTACTGCTGACATTATCAAGGAAGCCCTATTCAATAGTGCAGAAGAAACAAATGCTAAGTTTGCAGAAATTCCTATGACGTTCCAAGATATAGGAACGCAAGTTCAGAACGAATTAATAGCTGCATTTCAACCAGCTATGGAAGAAATAAGCAACATGACAAGTTCGGGTGTATTAAACGATGCACTTGCTGGGTTGTCTATTGCCTTTCGTTTGGTTGGCACTGCTGCACAAGCGGCCATTATTACTGTAAGGGGTGCATTTAGTGCGTTATCAGTTGTAATTGGTACAGCTAAGAATATTGTTACGAGCTTTGCTAACCTGTTTAGAACTGCCATGCCAGGGGTTGCCACTGCCATTGTAGGAGTTACCACTGCATTTATTACTTATAAAGCGACAGTCGCATTATGTAGCGCTCAAACTGCTGCATTGACTGTAAAAACCATAGCGTTGAAAACGGCACAAGTAGCCTCTGCGATTGCAACCAGGGCATATGCGTTAGCAATGACTGTTGTTAAAGTAGCCATTCAAGGTACTATCTTATCGATAGGCGCATTGACTTTGGGGACAACTGTCCTTAAATCTCTGTTTTTAGCTTTAAGAAGTAGTACATTAGCTGCAGCTACTGCTCAGCGTGTATTAAATGTTGTAATGAAAGCGAACCCAGTCGGAATATTAATATCCGTTATAATGACTTTGGTCGGTGTGTTTGCGACTGCATCTGCTGCGTCTAATGGTTTCGGTAATACGTTAAGTTCGGTATTTTCAACTATTGTGCATACAGCTGTTTGGGGTGTGAATAAAATTATAGAAGGGCTTAACTGGTTAATTGCAAAACTTAATAGCGTAGGCGATAAAGTAGCTAAATTCTTTGGTACTACATTTACTGCTATACAACAGGTTGACACAATCAGTGCTGATGATACACAGGCATTTATTAATAAAGCAGAGAATATGGCTTCACAAGTAATGCAAGGTGTAACAGGTGGCGGTGATACAGGCCTAGACGTTGGCGGTGGTGGCGTAGATGATGGCGGTTCCGCTGGCACCGGTAAAGGTGGAAAAGGTGGCGGAGGTGGTAAAGGCCACTCCGGAAAGGATCTTGCAAAAGAGGCCAAAGAGGTCCACGAAAAAATCTTGCAATCGTTCTTGGAAATGCAAGGCAATCAAGTCGAACTAATCGAATTGCAATACAAAAAGGAACTCGATGAGCTCAATAAATCAAAGAGTGCTAACGTTAATTATCAAGAAGATTTAAAGAACCTTAACGATGTTTATGCGGATAAACGTATCAAGGCTAAGCAAGAGGAATTTACAAAACTTCGAGCTATTGAAACTGGTATTCGTGATATGCAACAAGATTTTGCATTTAAAACTTCAAGTAAAGATAGTACAGGCAGTGTATCTCCTGCCGTGCAGTTGGCAACAGATTATGCCAACGCCATTGACGAAATCGAGGACCATTATGCAGAAATGGTCGATAAGTTCATGAAAATGGACAAAATGGAGCAACAACATCATATTGATCTGTTAAAACAACGAGGTGTTGAATTCGAAATGAGTGCTGACGGACAAATTTCCTACGAGAAAATGAAAAACGAGGAGTTGTTAGCGGCACAAGATGAGTACGCTAAAAAGGCATTACAACAACGTACCGAGCTAGTTAACGAGAAGTATGCTATTGAAGAGGCTATGCGTACTCAGAACTTCGAAGCGTTACAAGCTGCGTTAAGCGATGAATATATAGCTGAGCAACAGCATTATGACTTGAAGAAACAGCTACTTGAAGAATGGAAACAGGCTGTATTCGATGCTCATTGGAATGGACAACAAGTTCTGTTCGATGCTGCACAAGCAGGGTTAGACAGCTTGCAAGGTTCTATCTCAGGACTTATTCAAGGTACAACAACACTTATGCAAACATTCCAAAATCTTGGTAAAGCTATCCTCAAAACTATTGCTGATAGTGTGGCTCAATGGATAGCCGGTCAAATTAAGCAAGCCGTTTTTGGGAAAATGATGGCAGCTCAACAGGCTGCAACTGGTACTGCTGCGGCTAATGCTCAATATCCGGCGTGGTCTGCGTTGGCTCAACAAGTTAGTATGGCAACGTTTGGTGCAAGTGCTATCGCTGGTATGGCTGCATGGAGTGCTAACACGGCGGCTGGTGCAGCTCAAACAGCTACACAAAGTACGTTCTCCGGTATGTTTAACTCAGGCTCAAGTGGATTTAGTGGCAATCTATCTTTACCTAAATTGGCAAGCGGTGGTGTGGCTTATGGCTCGACATATGCTGAAATTGGCGAAGGTAAGTATAAAGAAGCTGTATTACCTTTGAGTGAAAGTACATACGATGAAATTGGTGGCGGTATAGCTCGTGCCAATGGTGGCGGTGCTGGTAGTATTACGTTTAACGTATCTGCTATGGACGCTCAATCGTTTGGAACATGGCTCGAAAACTCCGCAGGACGCTCGCTAAGACAGTTTTTAGTTAACCAGGATAGGGAATTTATAGCAACGGAGGGGACGTGGTAGCATGGCAGATTTAATTAAATTTCCGGATATCAAATCCCTTGCGTGGAAGTCTACGAAGGCTCAAAAGTGGGATACTAAAATAAAGCGTACTGGGAGCGGTCGGGTGCGTACCATGACAACGTGGCAGTATCCGCAATATACAATTACTACTGAATTTGCAATATTAACTCCAGAGGAGCATAAGCAAATCATGGGGTTCTATGCAAAAGTAAAAGGTGGTACAGTTCCTTTTCTTTGGTTAGATCCAGAAGATTTTGAGGAAAAGGGCATTCGTTTAGGTACTGGAGCTCAATCTGAATGGCAAGCAGTTCGTTTGTATGGTGATTTTAGGGAACCGGTAGCACATATCGAAAACCTAAAATTATATGCTAATGGGACACCGATTAATGCTGTATCTGATAAGGGCGTAATTCGGTTAGCACAAGGGGTGACAGTAGCACCTACTGCTATTATTACAGCTGATTACACATATTATTGGAAGGTAATGTTCAGTGGTGATTATACGGACGAAATTATTTATAAAGACATATTCAAGTCTAAGTCTTTTAAATTGGTAACAGTGAGGTGAGTAAATGAAGGAAGTCGGACAGATTTTAAGCAATCATTTAAGCACATCTCAATCATTCTTGTCATGTGATTTGTACGAGTTAAAACTAAAAAGCGGTATCAGCTATTACTGGGCCGATACCGATGCAGATGTAAATTATGGGGGCCACACTTATAAAGGTGATGGCCCTATTATTACGCGTGAAAAAATAGCTACGAACAGTACAGTTAGCGTTGATAAATTAAGCGTAACCATTACTGCTAGTCAAAACGACCAAATTGGTGGTGTGCCTGTATTGGAAGTCGCTCATAATGGTGGGTTAGATGGCGCAACGCTTGATCTTCGCCGTGCATTTTTTGACGATGCTGGCAAGGTGATTGATTGTATTGACCTATTCCATGGAATTTGCGAAGTAACGCAGGGCGGTGGGTTTATATTAAAAATTAGTGCAAAATCAGTTGTGCAAAAACTCAATATCGAATATCCGAACCGAAGATATTACCCTCAATGCCCTTATAGTATTTACTCGAAGGAGTGCGGTGTCGATATTAAGGCTTATCGCAAGAAAGCAAAAGTAACGGCTGTTACTGGTACCAATACCGTGCAAATCGATATACCGTTCGAGGACGGTTATTACACAGCCGGTGGCATGGAATGGATAAGCGGACCATTAGCAGGGCAAGCAACGCAGATTATGGCTAGTCAAAACAATACTATTATTTATATGAGTGCCACAAACACGGCACCTCGTATTGGTGATGTAGCCTATATCTATCCAGGGTGCGACAAAACACCGACTACTTGTAAGAATAAATTCAATAATTTTAGTCGGAATAGGGCAACACCTTATGTTCCTTTAAAGGAGACGATACGATGAAATTAACAACAGGTGAACGTATAGCAAATGCTGCATGTGAATGGCTAGGCACTCCGTATCAAAATAACGCTATGGTGAAAGGTAAAGGGGTAGACTGCTCATATTTATTGGTGGCTGCAGTGGTTGATAGTGGCCTAATGAATATTGCAGATTTCAATATCGAAAACTATTCCAATGAATGGCATTTACATCGTTCAGAAGAAAAGTACCTGAAATATGTCAAACAAGTAGCAGACGAGGTGCCATTTGATGATCTTCGTATCGGTGATTTCTTACTATACCAATATGGCCGATGCATTTCTCATGGTGCCATTTACATTGGTAACAATTTAGTAATTCATGCTTTCGTTGACTTGGGCGTTATTCTATCATCGATTGACGATGTATTATTTTATGACGCAAAAGGGAAAAGTCGCTTACGTGCGGTATATCGTTTCAGGAAAGGTGGTAAATAATGGGCTTTTTATTTAATCGTGGTAAAAATACCACTAATCGAGCCGATATGATTGCTGATTTTCAAATCAACAGTGCTTCATATGGTGAGGTGGTGCCTGAAGTGTTAGGCACTACACGATTGAGTGGCAATATTATTTACTACGACGATTTCACACCTCATGAACATCGCAGTACGACAAGAACTGGTAAAGGTGGCGGTTCAAAGCATACTGAAATAACCTACACCTATACAGTGGCATGTGCTATTGGCTTATGTGAGGGCCCTATCGCTGGCATAGGGAAGGTTTGGCGAGACAAGGAGATATATACCTATCCGAGCGAAAAAATCGAACTGACGGTATATAATGGCGATTATGGACAAACTCCGTGGCCTTATGTTTTATCCAAGCACCCTGAAAAGGCATTGCCTTATAGTGGCTTGGCATATATGGCTGGGGTGGTAGATTTAGGGGAACGAGGTAGCCTACCTCAATTTAATTTTGAAATTAGAGGGAAGCTATTAGATACTGGCGACGGTATCGATGTAAACCCTGCCGATTATATTGTGCATGTGTTAAAGTCTATCGGCATTGACGATGTAAGTATAGACGGATTAGAAAATTATCGTGCCTACTGCAAAGCAGCAGATATTCTAATTAGTACCCCTCCGGACAGTAAAAGCTCAAAGGCTCAAAATGTTATTAATGATATAGCTGAAATTACAAATAGTCTTGTATTTTGGAGCACAGACCGTTTGAAAATTGTACCATTAGCCGATAAGCCTATTGGCGATTGGTCGCCAGCTAATCAAATTCAATATAACTTAACAGCAGATGATCTTATTCCGGCCAGTGATGGACAACTTATTGTGTATAAGCGAAAAGATAGCTCGGAAACATATAATCAGGCAACAGTTGAGTTCATTAATCGAGCCAATAGCTATGAGAAAGAAACAGTATCATTCGAGGTAGTAGCAGATGTTCAAAAGAACGGCCTAAAACCAGCGTCTAAGAAGTCCGCTCATTATCTCTATACTAAGGCAAGGGCTCAATACTACGCTGAACAGCTTGCTATGAAACGGCTATATGCAAAGAATCAATATACATTCCATCTCGACTGGGCTTTTTGTAGATTGGAACCAGGCGACCTAGTAACAATCACAGATGAGTTATGCGGATTGCGTGAGCAAATAGTAGTTATAACATCGGTATCCGAAGCTGCAGATGGACAACTTGAAATTACAGCAGAAGGTAAGCCACCAGGAACATATGCTCCGGCAAAGTATAACGTTCATGAAAACGAACGACCTTTTATTGATTACAATGTGCCTGCTCCGAGTGTTAACGATGTAGCTATTATTCAAACGCCAGGTGATGTAGGGGGAAATGAATTATATATTGGTGTTAATTCAGAGCCTAATTGGGGTGGCTGTTCTATATGGTTGTCGGACAATAACGAAAACTATAAACGAATTGGTAATATCTCACAACAAGCTCGAATGGGTATGCTTAAAACTAACCTAACACAAGGTAGCAACTCCGCTAATGTGATAATCAATCAAGGAGCATTAAAAGGTGGCAGTCATGTTGACGCTGAACGAGCCAACACTCTATGCTGGGTTGACGGTGAGTGCTTATCTTATGAAACAGCTCAATTGCAGCTTAATGGCGATTATGCTTTGGGTGGAATTATACGCGGTCAGTATGGAACCAACGATACAACGCACAATGCTGGTGCTAGGTTCGTAAGAGTTGACGAGGCGTTATATCATGCTCCGTATCGTAAAGAGGATATCGGAAAGCAGGTATATTTTAAGTTTACATCGTTTAACATGTATGGATCTAACGAACAAGGGTTAGATGAGGTGCAAGCATACCCATATACAATCACACCATACTATATTCCGGAAGTAAGCGATTTAGCATTATTTACTAAGTATTACGAAATTGGCGATGGTGTATTGTCATTTGATGTAGTGGCTGCATTTACTCAACCAACTATTAATACATTTGATACTGTCGAAGCATGGTATCGTGAAGGTAACAACGAATGGAAGTATGGCGGTAATGGTGATAATCAAATCGTTATTAGTGGTTGTGAATTAGGCCATACATATGAGGTGCGATTAAAAGTAAAGGACCGTCATGGAAACTACTCACAAGGCATTATCAAATCTGTATTAGTTGAGCTCAAATCAGAAGTGCCTAATACTCCGCAAGGGCTGGGCGTTTCGTTTGGTGATGTTGCCATCTTTAATTGGTTAGAGGTGCGTAACGCTGATATTGATTTTTACGAGTTGCGATATGATCTGCACCCAGGTCAAGAGTATGGGCTAATTGGTAAAAGCAATAATACTACTTTAAGCACTTTATTAACAGAAAGGAGTGCAAAAGTATATTTATATGCTCATAACCCTACAAAAGGATATAGTGCACCGGCAGAATTAACCTATAACGTACCTATTCCACCTAAACCATCTAATATCAAAATTGTTAGCTTGATAAATGGCATCGGTATTACTACCGACAACATCAGATTAGGTTGTAAAGGGGTTAATATTTACGTTGACGGTACACGATATTTCTTCACAACAAACGTAGCAACAATACCATTGGAAAGTGGCGTTCATACAGTACAGGTTGCATTTGTTGATCTATTTGGAGAAGGCCCTAGAAGTGATGAGCAACTAGCGACAATCAAAGCTAAAATTGATAAGTCCCTACTCGACATGGAAAGCCTAGGCCTAGAGGGTATAGACAAAGCGGTAAATGACTTGAAAAGCGAAGTCGGAACAGTCAAGACAGCTGTTAATGGAATGGATAGCAAGATAATCGACCTTGGCAACGCTTACCAGCGCACTTTGAGCAATTATCAGAATAACGTAAATTCACAAATCACGCAGATTTCAAGCGGTATTGATTTGAAAGTAACGCAAGCAATCAATAATATGGACGGCGCGGAACTGGTGAGCCGTATCAACTTATCACCAGCAGGTACGCGAATAGACGGCAAATTATTGCATGTTACTGGTGAGGCCTTGTTCGATAACAATATCATCGCCAAAGGAATGATACAGGCTGGCGCCGTTACTGCTGATAAAATGCAGGTTGATAGCCTTTCATCTATTACGGCAACGATTGGCACATTACGGACTAAAACGAGTGGCGCAAGGGTTGAAATTAGCGATAATCTTATCGAAGTATATGACGATGACAATCAATTACGAGTGAGGTTAGGCGTATGGGAATAATTACATTTTTCAAAAAGTTATTAAAGCGATTATTTAAGCGTGGGGGTGAAAATAACATGCCAGCTGGATTACAAGTATTTAATAAGAACGGCGTACAAATTGTTAGCTTAACGGATAGACTAACAAAAGTATCTGGCGTTAAACGTTTCGATGTGATTGAGGAAAGCGGCAGCGCTACAGTCGAATTGAGCAAAGACCAGCATATATGGTATTTCTTGAATTCGTATGCAGGCGATAATGACGACTATTTGTATGGCTTTGGGCCTAATTACAATATTGTTGTTGAGGGTGGTAAAATCTCATGGAATTTAAAAGCACCTAATAACGTCAATAAACCTTGTAAAGTAGCATTAATCTATGGGGTGATGTGATATGAAACATTTTGAAAGTCATAATAACAATAGCATAGTAACAATCAATGACACCGACAGTTGTCTATATTTAAAACATAAAATCAGCTTAAAAAATATACCAATTAAAAACTCACAAGAAATAGAGCATGGTGCAGGTTATCTGTATAATGGCGATGGAATTACCTATGGTGTCGAAGACTTGCAAAATGGACACAGATACCATGCAAACTTATATATTCCTATATTGCAACGTCAAGTAGATGAAAGTTATGTATATGCAATGAGTCCTGACTTGCCGATTAAAAATATTGAATTAACAGAAACAAGAAATAAGGCTCACCCAACTCGTGTTGGTAAATGGACTAACTACTTGCAAATCAAATTTACGACAGATAGTGTTGAAAGCATACGCAAGATTGCCGACACTATGGAAGTGTATGTATTCTCTAATAAAATGCCTAAAACAGATAAGTATGGCATGGAAATATACGATAAGAATGGCAACGTTATATTTAACAGCAATCTGTTAACAATGAGATTGGCGTTAGTTATTCATAAGGATTACCCTGCTACATTCTTATCTAAGGAAGAGTACGAAATCGGCAAGGTCAAATTTCATGGCATTAAAAAAGCTGGGTTGAGTTTTACCTATCCATTGGCAGCTATTGGCTCAGACAATGGCTTTATGGCCCATAAAGTTAGCTGGGACGGCGACGGTGTTGATATTATAACAACGTACGGCGGAAATGCTGGCGGAGTTATCCGACAAAACTCAATCACAACAACGCAAGTATTGATTTGCGAACTCGACGGAACGCAAAATATTCCAGCTATTGAAATAATGATGATCTAATAGCGAGGTGCATATGAACTTTATCAGAAATGAGCCAGAAACTTTACACATCGGCGCTGATTATCGTAGAGGGTACGAGGTCAGGGCCGATTTTGATTTAAGCAACTGCACGGCTGTTATGAAAATACGGAGCCTACAAGGCAAATTACTGGCTGAGGCTGAATGTGTAATTCATGATAATATCGTGTACTGCACTATCACAGCCGAGGCAACTAAGAACATAGGCCGCAATTATAGGAGTGGTCAATATGATGTGTTCCTTATTCATGGGAACGATACCACTAAAATCGTAATGGGTGATATGAAATTCATTCATGATATTTCAGCACATTAGGGGGTGCAATTATGGAAGATACAAAAAACTTTGAACTGGTAAACATTCAAGCAAGGGTTCCGAAAGTGATTGATATTGTAATTCCGGGGGCGCAAGGATTACCGGGCGAACAAGGAACACAAGGCCCAAAAGGCGACCCATTCCGATATGAGGACTTTACGCCAGAGCAATTAGAGGCCTTGAAAGGTCCTAAAGGTGATAAAGGTGAGGACGGACGAGACGGCACAAGTGCCACGGCAGATAATGCAAAAGCACTGTTATTACAAGGTAACGTATGGTGCGAAAGCGCTGGCGTTGACGATGTACTCACCGCCTTAATTGGTAATATTGGCAAGCCGTTCCCTCGGACTGAATTTAAGGCGTTAACCATTCCAAGCGTTATCCAAGGGCAACAAGTGGTACCAGTAACAGGTGAGCCTCATTACAGCGTTAATGTAGTCGGTAGCGATACACCTTTCACGCTAGACAGTACTGGAGCTTGTAGCGTGAATATTCCGCCATTAGGTGAAGATGATATAAAACTCACCTATCACAATTTCACTGGTGAGAAAGTAGGCGATTATACGATTGCTGGCGTTCAAACTGGTGCAGTTGCTGATGAAGAATACGAAGAAAATGGTATTGTGTACAAACGCTATGGCGATGTGTTGAAAATGAACATTACCAATAATACAGTGAATGGGAACTTCAACGTAAACCCTAAGCGTTGGAACATTTCGACTATGACTATGTACGCTAATAGACCGACAACGCTTAATTTAGGCGATAACTGGAACAGCTACGGCCCTTATTATATTGAAACGCCTGAAAATATAACATTTAAAGGATTTAACAACAATATGCGACTAACCATAGTTACATCAACACAGGGGACTACAACGCTGACCATTTGTAATTAACCAAACCGTAGGGAGAACGTATGCAAGTAATAACAGATTTTCTATGCGAGGCTTGGCGGACGTTGACGGATTCATTCGTTCTAAAAGCCTTGCTTGCCGTAATCGCTGATGTAGCGATATATATGATTGGCTTAAAACATGTGCAGGTGCTAGGAATATTTATATTACTGGTATTCCTAGACCTCATCACAAAATGGGCAGCGCTTGGGTATAAAATGCTGGTAGACATGGGTGCTAATCCAGACAACTTAAGCATGGCGGATAAATACATAGCCATACCTGCTGCATGGGGAAAAGGTATTATATCCTCAAAGCATATGAGAAAGCCATTTGTAACAAAAGTTTTAACGTATTGCCTTGCCACTGGCGCCGCATGGTGCTTTGACTACATGGCTGGGCAATACGCATTCGCCGTCAATATCGTGTGGTTGTATCTCGGCTCGGTAGAACTATTGAGCATTCTCGAGAACATGCGCGACGGCGGGAATACTACTATATCTGGCTTGCTTGACGTGGTTCATGCAAGAGTGGATATGATTTTGAAAAAATAA